TAATAATATCTATACCACTAGCAATATTGCTATTTGTAACATTAACCATAATTAGTAAATTCAAGAATATATGATGGAGATTGCAGGATTAGAGAACTCAGTACCAGTGAGGATGATTTATGTTGATGACAAAAGTGAAGTATTGTTTAAATCTTTAGCTCATGCAGCAAGGAATACAAGGATCACACAAGACGCAATAAAGAAGTCACTTAATCCATTACTGAAGCGTAGATTTAAGCACAATGATAGAGATGTTATCTTTAGAATTGTAAGGGATAAGTAGTATATTTGTCATGAGTATTGCAGACTCATTAAGAACTTATTGCCCTTGAGATGAACCCCTATCTGCAATGTAGGGGGAATTTGATAGGGCACTTTTATTTTATGGAAAGAGATTTTAAGGGAGTATGGATTCCCAAAGAAGTGTGGTTAGATGAAAATTTAACATGGATGGAAAAGCTATTGTTGGTAGAAATAGATAGCTTAGATAAAGAGAAAGGTTGCTTTGCGAGTAACAAGTATTTTGCCGAGTTTTTTCAGTTGAGTCCGTCAAGGATTAGTGAGTTAGTAAGTCAGTTGGTTAGTAAAGGCTATATAACTACCTTTCTTTTGTATGATGGTAAACAAGTAAAACAAAGGATTTTAACACCTACAGTACCTATTCGGAAAAGAGAACTAGGTATTCGGAATACCGAAGAGGGGTATTCGGAAAAGGCTGAGGATAATAATACAATACTTAATAATACAATTAATAATAAATCTATAAATATATCGTTTGATACCTGGTGGGATTTATATGATAAGAAGGTTGGTAGTAAAACTAAACTACAAAATAAGTGGAATAAACTTACTGACGATCAAAGAACACAAGCTATTAAACACACTAAGGAATACAAAATTGCACAACCTGATAAACAATACCGTAAAAACCCTGATACATACTTAAATAACGAATCATTCTATGATGAGATAATTAAGCCTAAAGATTTTAACCAAGTACCTACTAACAGAGTTACTACCAAAATAAAACTATGATAGCTATAAACCTACCAAAAGCTTTAGATATTGAATCTAACATACTTGGTGCATTACTTTTAGACAAAAGGACTATCCCATTGGTTATAGGTCATCTAAAAACTGACATATTCTACGATCTAAAGCACCAAAAAATCTTTAACGCTATTAAGGAGATGTATGATAGTAACATATCTATAGACCTTACTACTGTAGCTCAAAAACTTTCCCAAGATAAGGAAATACAAGATGTTGGTGGTGCTTTTTACCTATCTAAGTTAACTGATAATGTAACTTCTACTTTACATATCAATACCCATATTGAGATTGTTATTGAGATGTATAAGAAACGTGAAGCTTATAAAGTGCTTAGAATAGCTGAGAATCAATGCTTAGATAACGATAGTCAAGCTATAGATTTACTTTCTGAGCTAAATACTCAACTTATAGCTTTACTAGAATATGGTAATCTATACGAAAAAAGCATAACTGACGTAGTTATGGCTATCAACTTTGCTAGGGATTTAGCAAATAATGGAGAGTTATTAGGATTTAATACTGGATTCCAAGAGCTAAACCAAACGATAGCAGGATGGTGTAAACCTGACCTATGTATTATAGCTGCAAGACCTGGAGCAGGTAAGACAGCAATGATGCTTTCTAGTGTTTATCACTTAGCTATTCTAAATAGCGTTCCTACGGCTATTTTTAGCCTCGAAATGAGCTCCGAACAGCTTGTTGAAAGGTTAGAGTCAATAACAAGTCAAGTGCCCTTAAAACGCCTTAGAACGAATAATTTGAATGACTATGAACGTAAGCTACTTTTAAAGACAGATGACAAGATAATCACAGCACCCATCTACATAGAGGATACTGGAGGAATCAGTATCTCACAACTCAGAGCTAAGGCTACTATTCTAAAGCAGAAGTATGGCATAAAGGTCATATTCCTAGACTATCTTCAGCTTATGAGTGGACAAGGCAAACAAAACCAAAACCGAGAGCAGGAAGTAAGTTTTATAAGCAGAAGCCTTAAAGCCTTAGCCAAAGAGTTGGAAGTACCAATTATTGCCTTATCGCAGTTATCTAGAAAGGTTGAGGAAAGGGCTGATAAGCTACCAATGTTGTCTGATCTTAGAGAGTCAGGTAGTATTGAGCAAGATGCTGACATTGTTATTATGCTTATGCGACCATCTTACTATGAAATGAAAGAGCCAGTAGAAATAGGTAACAAGGAATACAATCCTGACGACCTAGTTATCGTTAAAGTAGAAAAGAATAGACATGGCAAGACTGGTAACATACCTATTAGATTTATTGGAGAAACAACCACATTTGAAGACTATAAACTATAAACTATGAAGCAAAAATCTATCGAGGTTGAGTTAATAGAAGGCGAAGACCTTAACATAGAGAACATGAAAGAACGTATTGTTACTAAAGCATGGTATGATACTGCAAGGTTTAATGAGATTACTGACGTTGCAGTTGGTATAGGAATGGGAACTAGAACACTTTACTTTTATGCCAAGAAACTAAAACTACCAAGACGAAGTGGACTTAAATAGGAACTATAAGAATACTCGTAAGTTCGACATAGAACAAGCAAAGGCTGCTGATGGCACTTACCAGGCATTGTTATTGTTTGCCAGGAACACAAAAATCTTGGTCATCCAACAGCCAAAAGCACTCAAGCAAAAATTCATGTGGCTTGAATATGAGAATAATGGTAAGCCTAGTGGTATAGCAGATACAAGAGTAGAGTTCTTTGCTATCAACTTTGACCTTAAAGATAGAATCTACTTTATACGAGCAGAAATGCTTAGAATTAAGGCAAGAAGACACTTTAAATGGGGTAAAACTAAGATAGTTGAAGGCATTAGATATGTAAAAGTTCCAACTGTGGAGATGATACGTTTTGATTAACATAATTTTACAAAATGAAAAGAGTAATAAATTTTAGTGGTGGTAAGACAAGTGCAATGATGACAATTTTAAATTATCGTGAAGGTGATTTAGTCATATTTGCAGATACTGGTAGAGAACACCCCAAGACATATAAGTTTATAAATGATTTTGAAGCACATGAAGGCATACCAATCATTAGGGTAATGTTTGAAGGTGGATTTAGAGGAATGTTAGAGAAAGCTAAATGGAAGTATATACCTAATAGAGTTAAGCGTGGTTGTACTATAGAGCTTAAAATTAAGACTGCTAAAAGATGGTTAAGAGCTAATCATGGTAAACAAAACTATGAATGGCTTGTAGGTTTTAGAGCAGATGAAGAAAGAAGAGTAAAAGGTTACGAACAAAGACAAGCTTATATCCATCCTAGATTTCCGTTATATGAAGCAGGTATTCATAAGGCACAAGTAAATGAGTATTGGAGTAAAAAACCTTATAACTTAGAAATCCCTGCAATACTAGGAAACTGTACTTTATGTTTTCTTAAAGGCAAAAATGCTATAATTAATATAATGCGTAGCTATCCTGAATTAGCTAATGAATGGATAGAAGATGAAGAATTAAGCAAACAACATGGTGCAGGACACACTTATTTTCAAGATACAACGTATAAACATTTGCTAATGATGGCTCAAAATGATTTATTTAAGGGTCAAGATTTGACTGATTTAAACCCTGCTTTTAATTGTTCTTGCACATCATAATTAAATTAATTAGTGTAATTTCGTTTATATGACATACAAAACAGCAAGTGACTTAACCAAGATGATGCTAGAATATTTAGATAGTTTAGGTTATGAAGTATGGAGGAATAATAACCTAGCAGTTAAGGGAAGGTCTTTCATTGGTAAGAAAGGTTTACCTGACATCATAGGTTACCATAAGAACTATGGTCAGTTCATTGCTTGTGAGATTAAAGCTATAGGTGATAGGTTAAGCGTATCACAAATAGAGTTCTTAACTCACTTAGGTATGTGCGGTGGCACATCTATTGTATGTCAACAAGTATCAGACGGAACAATTAATTTAACAATATTTTTAGACAATGGCGAAAGCAAAATCAGCATCTGGGACGAGTACAAAGGTGAGTTTCGGGAAGCGTAAAGAAGGAAGAGCAAAGAAATCTTATAACAAACATAGTCCAAGACCTAAAGCATATCGTGGTCAAGGACGCTAAACAACAATTATGGAAAATTTAGAATTAGACAACAAGGCAGAAAATGTAACTAAGACAACTAAGAAAGAAGTTAAGGTTACTGTAGTTCCTAAGGAAAGCAAGTTTGTAACTGCTGAAACTATTAAGTTAGTAGAAGACATCTTAAACGATGGCACAGTAGATATCAAATGGAGAGCACAACTTAAAGAACAAGTAAGAAAATACAAAGGGCATGGAGAATAAGTATGACACTATAGTCGAGTCTGTTATTACGAAGTATAAAGATAGAGCTAACATTGGCTTTACTAAATACGGAACTAATCTAGACAGAACTGACTTAAACACCAAAGAATGGGCTGAGCATTTACAGCAAGAGCTTATGGACGCTGTATTATACTTAGAGAAATTCAAAGAAGGAATTAAAAATAGTTTATAAACCAAAACAAATATCATGGCAACACAAAAAGAGAACTTCTTAGGAAGATGTTTCACACTTAGATCAGCTTACGGATCATTCAGAAAAGTATCATTCGGTCCAGAGGACTTAAAGAAACTAAATGAGTTCGCAGCATCTAACAAAGGATGGTGTTCTATCCTTATCAAAGACAAAAAGAACGCAGGACCTGAACAAAGTGATTTCTATTGTGAAATGGACACATTTAAAGCAGGTGATTATAAACCAACGGAGAAAAAATTACCATTTTAGTTATGAATCCAAAAATTTACAAAGAAATAATCATCAACCTATTACTTTTATTAGTAGGTTTGTATCTACCATTTGCATTTATTATCAATAAGTACAATCCATTAGTTTGGGAATGGTATGAGAGATGTTTATACGTTATATCAGTTGTAGCAACCATAGGATATGGTGCTAATGTTTATAACAAAAAGTAGTATGTTTTGTTTGTAGTTTAATAGTTAGACGCTGCTATTCTTAGTGGCGTCTTTTTTTACACATAAAAAACCCCCAGATTTTACCTGAGGGTTAACCAAAACTACACACAATCACACACCACACATGAGAGCTATTTTAATTATGACTATTTCTAGTGTCATAAAACTTTGTCAATACTGATCCATATAGGATTGCCTGATATCTTGTAATAAAGCTATCTACTGATTCATTCACATAGAAGTAATCTTCATTAGCCATATATACAAAACACCTATCATTGTCTTCTTCATCAGCCGTTACACTCGCCACCTGATAGATGTTGATATAAGCATCTGATTCCTCAGAGTTATCCTGGAAATCATAGCTTTCATCTTCCTCTTCGGTCAGTTGTATGATGTGCATTAACATTTGTGATACTATTTTTAAGTACAGTAAGTCGTAATTCCCTAACAATCAACTCAAGCCTAGCTTCTAAGTGAGTCTTTTCTTTCATCAATTGGTTAATCTTAACGTCTACTTCTCTGTTCATACAAATTTACGATTTAATTCTAATGGAAATAAAAAGTGCATACCCCATTGATTAACAATGCAATACACACTTTCTTTATATTTACTAGACTATAGTTACTTTCTAGGTAACCTAATAATCTTACTGCCTAGAGGCATCGGAACAAATATAGCAACTCTTCCGCCATCTAGAACAACTCCACAGCCTAATGTGGGTCTTTTGGGGAAAGGTCGTGAATACTCCATAGCGTAGGCATCAATATCGATACCACAGCCTACATTCATGCCAAATATCATATCCTTATCAGATGAGCTATAAAGAACACCTCCAAAGCTATGTATATGACCTATTACTGTTGATTGTCGAGCATCTCTTGCTCTATTGATTGCACCTGCTTGTCCTGATGATCCTGTGCCATGAGTATATAGAACACCGTCTATTTCCCATTCTAAAGCCCATTTCCAGCCTTTAGGAGCATCCCAAGCTTGTTCATAGGACTTGATAAATCGTTCTGGTAAACCGCTTGTTTGAGCCTTTCTTTTATGAAGGGCTGAGTGGTTACCAATACATACTTTTACGTTAGGGAATTGTTTGTACCATTTATACATAGCAGCTTGTGCTAAGTCTGCTTCTCTACCTGCTCCATGTCCGTCAGGTTTAGATTCATGGTAACTGATGGCATGATTATCAACTTCATCTCCAATGTGTACTACCTCAGAGCATTGAAACTTATTCGCTACTTCATAGCAAAAAGCTTTATAGCCTGGATGACAAAATGGTTCATGAGTGTCGCCTATTACTAGGACATTTTTCTTGCTCATTATATGTGGTTTTGGTTTTGGTTTATTTTACTAACTTCTCGTTACCCTTATAAGTAACATAGTTAGTTCTTCCGCCTGTTTTATCTTTAGCAATCAATATTTCTTGCTTTAGATTATTAGCATCATAAGCTACATGAACCCATCCTAATTTACCATCCTTTGGAAACTCTGCTATTAACTGCTTAAACTTAAGATTGTCTTTGATATAGTGAAATATATCATTGTTTGTATATGTACTACCTGAACCATCTTGGTCTATATCTGCCGCACAACCAAAACTATGATCTGATTTTAATGCTCCACCTATGAAGTGATTAAGCATCTTTGACCTGTAACCACTAGAAAGCGTAATAGGACCAAACTTCATTCTGATTGGTTCTAATACTTTTTCACATAGTACTTTAATGTTTTCAATGTGTTCAGGAGTTGGCTCGTTAGATACTCCATGTCTTTTTGCTGATTCACTACGAGTAAACTCTATAAGTGAAAAATGTGCTGT